ATTTCAACCACGCGCCGCCGGGCGCTGTGGTCAGAGCCTCGGCGTCCGGGGCCGCCAGTCTGACGGCGGCCCCGCGTGTCAACCGGGCATTCCCGATGTTCGGCACCGCGTAGACCGCAAAGAAAGGAGCCTCGCCGATGTCTTTGCTGGGAGGCTTTCAGTCGCTGCTGCAACAGGCGTACTGGCGCGGCATTCCGTTCCTGGTCGAGACGCAGCAGGTGACCAAGGGCCGCAAGACCGCGTTGCACGAGTATCCGTTCCGCGATGGCGGCTGGGTCGAGGACCTCGGCCGCAAGCAACGGGTGTTCCGCTTCACCGGTCACTTGGTCGGTGATTCGGCGCCGATCATGCAGCTGCTGCTTGATACCGCCTGTGAGCTGGCGGGACCGGGGCTGCTGATCCATCCCACCCTGGGCGCGATGAACGTCGCGCTGATGTCAGCCTCGTCCTCGGTGCATTCCGACAAGATGCGGGTGATCTCGGTCGAGTTCGAGTTCATGGAGCAGGGCACCTCCTTGTTTCCCGGCATCATCAGCTCGGCCCTGTCCGCCGTGGTTGGCGCGGTGTCGAACGCCCTGTCCGCCTTCGGTTCGGCGATAAGCGTGGCCATGACGGCGATCTCGCTGGTGTCGGGCGCGGTGGAGATTGCCGGCGCAACCGGTGTCACCAGCAGCTTTTCGAGCGCCTGCGCCGCCGCCGCCGCCGATCCGGCCGCCCTGGTGGCGCTGGCAACGGCGTTGCCGCCACCCGACACCAATACCTGGTATGGCCGCTATGCGGCCGGGAGCGCCGTCACCCAGTTGCCGGACGCCACCACAGTCGTCTCGCTGCAAGCGCAGATGGCGGTGCAACGCGCCGCGGTGGCGGCGGCAGCCGCAGCCCTGACAGCGGCGGCCGTTGCCTTGACGGCGTTGACCACGCAAACCTTGGTGGCGGCGATGGCCAACGTGGTCGAGGCGACGCGGGCGACGATGAGCAATCCGGCCGATCAGATCCGCACCTTGCTCAATCTGGCGACCTTCACCGTACCGGTGGTGTCTGACGGCACCGGCCTGTCGACCGATGTGGCCGACCTGAATGCCAGCCTCGCCGCGACCTGCCGCCGCTGCGCACTGGCCAGCCTCGGCCTGGCCTCGTCGAGCTACCAGCCGCTCTCCTATGAAGACGCCGCGGCGATGCGCACGCTGGTGAGCGCCGCGCTGGGCGTGGAAATCACCGCCGCCGGCGATGCTGGCGATGATGCCTCCTATGGCGCCCTGCGAGCGCTGCGCACGGCGATGATCGAAGACCTGACGACCCGCGGCGCGGCGCTGCCGCTGGTGATGACGGTGACACTGCCGACCAATCTGCCGACGCTGGTGGTCGCCTACAGGCTTTATCAGGATGCCAGCCGGTCGGACGAGATCGCCAGCGAAACAGCGGTGATCCATCCGGCCTTCCTGCCGACCACGATGCAGGTGCTCGCCGCATGAGCGCCACGACGGCATACCCCGGAGACGACCTGACGATCGTGACCGGCAAACCGGGCCAGGAAATCAAACTCGGCGGCTGGGAAACGGTGCAGGTGACGCGCAGCGCCGAGGTCTTCCCCAACAGCTTCATGCTGACGATGACCGAGGCGCAAGCCGATCCGAACCACCTGCTGGTCGAGCCGGGCCTGCCGTGCCGGGTGTATATCGGCACGACGCTGGTGATCACCGGTTTTATCGACCGTTACGCCGCCGCCATCACCGCCCGATCGCATGACGTGACCATCACCGGACGCGGCCGGTGCCAGGACCTGCTGGACTGCTCGGCTGATCTGCTCAGTCCGACATCCCCGGTCTTCGGCGGCTCGACGCAAGCCAAGAACGCGCTCGCACTGGCCCAGAAACTGTGCGATCCCTGGCATATCCTGGCGCGCTGCGCCGTGTCTGACCTCGGCCTGCCGATCAAGATCATGCAGGTGGCCCTCGGCGATACCCCGTATCAGATCATCGAACGGGTGGCGCTGTATGCCGGCTATCTGGTCTATGAGGATGAACTCGGCCAACTGGTGCTCGACCGCGTTGCGACGCCGTCCACCGATCTTGTGCCAGCCAACGTGCGCCAGCAGGCGATCCTGGCCGCGGCCGCTGGCGGCAGCGGGACCGTCGTTGACGTGGAGGTCGAAAGCCCGGCGGCAAACACGATGGCCAGCGGGTTCACCCAGGGCGTCAACGTCGAGGCTGCCTCGGCCTCGCTGTCGGTGCATGAGCGGTTCAGCAGCCTGACGGTCGTCTGGAGCACGGTGGACGCGCTCAGGGAAGGCACCGATCTCAGCTTCACCAACCAGCGCGGCCACAGCACGGACCCGGGCATATCCAGCGAACTCGGGCGGTTTCGCCCGCGCATCGAGGTCTCGGCGCAGAGCGATGGCAGCACGCTGGATTTCGCCCAGCGTACGGCCGATTGGGAAGTGACGCGCCGGCGTGGCCGCTCGCAGATGGTGCAACTGACCTGCGACACATGGCGGGACGAGGAAAACACGCTGTGGACGCCGAACCGGCTGGTGATGGTCGATCTGCCGGCGCTGAAAGTGCTCAAGGCGCAGCTGATCATCGCCACGGTGGTGTTTCGTAAGGATCAGAGCGGCACGCATGCGGAGCTGACCCTGATGCCGGCCGAAGCGTTCGCGGTCAAACCGGGCATCTTGCAGGCTTTCGACCGGGAACTCGGCGCCCAGCAAAGCCAGAGCCCGCCGGCGCCGCAACCGCCGATCGGGCCGGCTGGCCTGTTCGGCAGCCGGGTCTGACGTGGACCCACGTCTCGAACTTGCGGAACAGCGCATCGATCGGCTGGAACAGCACGTCGAGCGGCTACAGAGACTGCTGCGGCTGCAATTCGCGCTGTCCCGCTCGACAGCCGTACCGGTCGATACCGGCGTGGTGCAAACCGTGCAGGGCCAGATCGACCCGCTTTCGTATCAGGACGGCATGCCAACACTGCTGAATTACGGGTTTTCATCGAGCCTGCCAGTGGGCGGCGACAAGGCGGTGATCTTCCTCGGCGGCGACCGTTCGCAGGGTGTCGTCGTCGCCACCGGCCACAAGGCGTATCGCTACAAGGGTCTGCTGGACGGTCAGTCGGTGATGCACGATATGTGGGGCCATTCGCTGCTGATGAGCGCCACCGGTGTCGCCCTGATCGGCAACTTGACAGTGACGGGTGCGATTACCGCGACCGGCGGGATAACAGCCGGGTTCGGCACGGGTGACGCGGTGACGCTGCAGGGACACAAGCACGGCACGGGCGCGGCGGCGACGGGAACCGTGCCGCCTTCCGCGGGCACCTGAGATGGGCGACATCCGCATCGTCTTCGATCAAGCGACCTTCACCGGCGACTTCGCCATGTCGGGCAACGGCCTGGAGCTTGGCAACGAACTCGAGACCGCGGTGCTGATCAGTCTGTTCACTGACCAAGTGGCAGACCCCGGCGACGTGCTGCCGCCCGGGCAGGCAAGCGATCCGCGTGGCTGGTGGGCGGACACCTACGAGGGCGACCAGATTGGCTCGCGGTTATGGCAGGTGTTCTGGCGGCAGACGACACAGGACACGTTGAACTGGGTCAGGGACACCGCAACCAAGTCCTTGCAGTGGATGATCGATGACGGTGTGGCGACGTCCGTCACCGTGGAGCCGCAGTTTATCGCCAAGGGCGCCGTCGGCATGGTCGTCACCATCACCGAACCCGGCGGCAATCTGACACCCTTCACCTATGCGTGGCAGCAAGAGGTCTGAGCGTTGCCGTTCCCAAGACCCACGCTGACAACGCTACGCACCCAGGCGATGCAGGATATCAGCGCCTCCGATCTGCCAAATGCGGACGGCTTTCTGCGCCGCTCGGCCCTGCGTGTGCTGGCGTGGATTCAAGCCGGGCTGGCCTATCTGCACTACGGCTATCTCGACTGGATCTCGCAACAGGCGGTGCCCTTCACGGCGACCGCCGAGTTTCTGGAAGCCTGGGCGGCGCTGGCGCCGACGCCGGTGCTCCGTGAGGCACCGACCTATGCCACGGGTCCGGCGGCATGGCCTGGCATCGTCACCATACCGCCCACGGTGCTGCCCGCCGGCACGCTCTGTGCCCGCACCGATGGCACGCAATTCGCGGTCGTTGCCGATGCTGCCGTCAGCACCAGCAGCACCGTAACGGCCACAGTGATCGCTGTTGTGGCAGGCTCCGCCGGCAATACCGACAGCGGTGCGCCGCTTACCTTGGCGACCGTCGTTCCCGGCATCACCTCGGCCGGATCGGCCACGGGTCCGATCGCCGGAGGCACCGATGTCGAGCTCGACCCGGCTATGCGAACCCGCATGCTGGAGAGCTACGCGGCGCCGCCGCATGGCGGCAACGCCTCGGACTACGTGACCTGGGCCCTCGCCGTGCCGGGCGTCACCCGGGCCTGGTGCTATCCGAACGGCGTGGGCGGCGGCACCGTGGTGGTCTATTTCATGATGGATCTGTCCGAAGCCGCCTGGGGCGGCTTCCCGCAGGGCAGCAATGGCGTGGCCACCGCTGAGACCCGCGCAACGGCGGCAACCGGCGATCAGCTGACGGTGGCGAATGCGATCTATCCGTTGCGCCCGGTCACGGCGCTCGTCTACGCGGTGGCGCCGATCGCGCAACCGCTGAACTTCACCATCGCCGGCCTGCTGAGCATCTCGACCATCCAGCAAGCTGCCATCTCCGCCGCCCTGACCAGCCTGTTGGTGCAGCTTGATTCGCCGCTCGGCACAACCTCGATCGAGCAGAGCGATTGTGACGGTGCGGTTATCGCGGTGGGCGGGCTGCCTTCGTTTGCCATCACCACACCATCGGCGTGGCCGGTCACGTCGGCCATCGGCTATCTGTTCACCCTCGGAACGGTGACCTACGTCTGATGCCGGTGCCACCCGCTTTTGGTGACGAGGACTATCACCAGGCGATGCTGAACCTGTTGCCGCGCGGCATCATCTGGCGGCGCGATCCGACCGCCATCCTGTCCGCCACCCTGCTCGCACTGGCGCCGACCTATACCCGTAGCACGCAATCCGCGGCGCAGCTGCTGATCGACACCAATCCAGACACGACGGTCAATCTGCTGACGGAGTGGGAGGAATCGCTGGGTCTGCCTGACCCCTGCACGCCGCTCAACCCGACGTTGCTGCAACGCCAGGCCGCCGTGCGGGCAAAGTTTGGCGCCCGCGGGTCGTTGTCGCTGGCTTACTACATCGCGCTCGCGGCCGCTCTCGGCTTCACCATCACGATTACCGAATTTCAGCCCTTCAACGTGGGCCAGGTTGTCGGGCTGCCGCTGTACGGTCCCGCCTGGGCGTTCGCCTGGCAGATCAACGCGCCCGCTGTCACGACGTTTTACTTCAGCGTCGGCAGCAGTGCAGTGGGCGACGCGCTGACGTCTTACGATGCCCCTGAACTGGTCTGCCGGATCACGCGGGACGCGCCAGCCGAGACCACCGTCTTCTTTGTCTTTTCCTGATCCGGGGGCGCGATGCAACGCATTATTGATTCGACGGCGGTCATCGCACTGCCGGCGGTCCCGATACTGGCTGGCAACACCGGGTATTTCACCGAGGGCGTGCCGGGCGTCTCCGCGGCCACGCATCTGCGCGGCTGGTGGGTGAACATGCTGCAAGAGGAGCTGATGACGCTCCTCACCACCGCAGGCATCACACCGGATACGACCGGAACCAATTTTGCCCAGCTGCTGGCCGCGCTGAACGCACTCTACAGCCACGGCCGCCTGCTCAATGTGCGGGTTTTTCCCACCGCCGGCAGTGCCGTCTACACGCCGACGACCGGCACCAACAAGGTACGAGTGACGCTTCTAGGCGCGGGCGGCGCGGGCGGCGGGGCGGTGGCGACCGGCACCGGGCAGTTCTCGGTGGGCGGCGGCGGCCAGGCCGGTGCTATGTGCATTGCACTGCTGACCACGGGGTTTTCGGGGGTAACGGTGACCACGGGCGCCGCCGGAGCGGGCGTGACCGGGGCGGCGGGCAACGCCGGGGGTGCCTCCAGCTTCGGCACATTGATGACCGCGCCGGGCGGATCTGGCGGGACATCCTCGGCGGCCAGTGCCACGGTGAACGCCGCCGGCGGCAGCACCGGTGTCGCCGCAGTCGGCGGCACTGTCACCAACATCAAGGGCCAGCCTGGGGGCGCCGGCTCAGGGCAGTATGCAGCCGCTTTGGCTTACGGCGGCGCGGGCGGCTCCACGGCGTGGGGCGGCGGCGGTCCGTGGAACGTCTCGGCCGCCGGCAACGGTGCCGGTGGTGGTGGCGTGGCCGCCGTCGCCAGCGCGGCCGCCACGGCGGGACAGGCTGGCTCGCCGGGCTTTGCCATGATCGAGGAGTTCTCCTGATGAGTGTGTTCGCTCTGGTTGCCGGTGAGCAGGTGGCCGAACTCGCGCCGGAGGAGTTCCCGATCCATCCGGCGCTGGTGTGGGTGGATGTGAGCAGCGTTTCACCGCCGCCCAATGTCGGCTGGACCGCGACGGAGACGGCGGGTGTCTGGACCTTTACCGCGCCGGCCGGACCAGCGCCGCCGACCCTGGCGGAGCAGGCCGTCGCGGCGATCGACGCCGGGCTCGCGGTCACCAGTACCAGCACGCCGGCGCTGAACGGCACTTATGGCGTTGACCCGACCGCGCAGGGGCGGATTGCCAGCGTCAGCACGTACATCCTGGTCAACGGGCGGTTTCCGGGCGGGGTTACGGCGTATCCCTGGCTGGACGTGACAGGTGCCGCGCATGTGTTCCCGACGACCGCGGCTTTCCAGGCCTTCGCCACGGCGCTCGCCGATTATGTCGCGGCGCTGGACATGATCGCCGCGACCGGTTCGGGCAGCCTTCCCGTTGCGGCAGTAACGATAGCCTGATCAGCTCGCAGAGCGAGCTGATGACGTTGGAGCACGAAGTGCGCCAACCGCATCCAGCGGTCAGCGCGGTCAGCGATTAGCGTCGGGCGCGCTGACTGCTTGCAGATTCCCGATCCGCCTCACGGCACATCAGCTCGCTTTGCGAGCTGAGTGCGGCTGACGCCTTCCGGCACATCGGTCCGCTCCGCGGCCCGATCGACTCACCCTTCCGAAAACCGACCACTGACCGCCGGAACCCTCCGGCGGTAGATACCCGGAGATTGTTTCAATGGCTGCATATTCGACGTATTTGGCCAACGCCATGCTGGCTCACGTCACCGGCAAGACCGCGTTCGGCTTGCCGGTGGCTTACGTGGGGTTGATCCGTGCCACGGCCGGACAGTCGCCGCGGTCCACGGCGGTGACGGTGGGGCAGACGACGATCCCCGCAGCCTTGAACGGGCACATGTACCGCTGCACTACGGCGGGCACGACCGGCGCCGGTGAGCCGACCTGGCCTGTGACCTCGGCCGGCACGGTGACCGATGGCACCGCTGTCTGGACCGAGATGACGCCAGACTTCCAGGCCAACAACACCAATATCACCGGCAACGAGGCGAACTACACCGGCTATGCGCGGGTGCAGGTGCCAGGCGCGTCGTGGAACACGCCGGCCGCCGGTTCGACATCGAACAGCGCGGCGATCGGCTTTGGCCAGTGCACCGCGGGGGTCAACCCGATCGGCACGTTCTACGCCTACGATGCGCTGACCGGCGGCAACCCGCTGTTCTGGGGTACCTGTAATGTCGCGGTGTCGGTCAACATCACGCCGTCCTTCGCGGCCGGCGCGTTGCAGTTGATCGAAACCTGATGGCCTGGACCTATGCCGCGTTGAAGGCAGCGCTCGCGGCGCTCAGCCCGGTGCCGCCGGACATCCCGAGCCAGGTGGCGGCGATCAACGCGCAGACCATCACACTGACCAATCAGCCGTTCGCGTGGTCGGTGGCGAAGGCGCTGGCGCGGACCGCGACGACCGGCGACTGGTCGCGCATCGTCGCCCGCGCCCGCCAGACGCCCACCTTGCCACCGGCGACGGCTACCGACGCCGCCATCCTGATGGCGATCAACGCCGTCGAGGCGGAGGACGCGGATGTCATGGACCCGACGAACGCCGAGCGGTGGGCAACGCTGCAAGCCGGGCTGGCGGCGTTGCAGGCGATCGGCGACATCTCGGCCGCGACCGTGGCGGCGATCAACGCGCTGACCACGGTGACGCAGCCGGCGTGGGTTCCGGCGGTGACGGCGGGTGATGTGCAGACGGCGGAGGCGCAGCCATGACCACACGTTTTTCACAGTCGGTCCTTGGCACGCTCGACACCGCCATCGCGGGGGCGTCGCTGAACGGGCTGGCTTCGGGTGCGTATGCGCTGGGGGCGGCGATCAACAACACGCCGACCGCTGGCTCGGTGGTCAGCTACGACATGGCGGATCTGACGATCACGCTGTCCGGCGCGGTGACGACAGGGGCCTCATCCGTGTATCTGACGGTGTGGATACTGCCGGCGGTGGACGGGACGAACTATCCCAATCCGCCGGGCGCTTCGGCAGGGGCGGCGCCGCTCAGCCTGGTCGCGGGCACTTATCAGGGCGTGGCGGGTGTCAGCACCTTGTCGATGCAGGTGATGAACCTGCCGATCCCGCCGTGTTCGTTCATGGTTATGATCCAGAACAACCTTGGCGTGGCGTTGCCGGCGACCACCACCTCGACGTGCCAGCTAAGTCGCAAGACGGTCGCCAACTGGTAGCCGGAGATGGCCGTCAATCGTCGCTCGTCGTTCGCTTTCCCGCGGCAGTGGAACCCGACGCAGGTTCCGACCTGTCCGGTTGAACTCGACTTATCGAACCCCCTGGTCGCTGGGCTGGGCGATTTTGTCGTGTTCGCGCGCGGCCAGAACTACGCGGCGCCGGGGTTCGCGCCGGTGCTGGCCGGTGTGGAATTTGCGACCAGCCCGGCGGGACCGTCGCTGGCGACGTCGGCCGGCGGCTACGGTCAAGTCTTGGTGCCGAACCGGACCAATCTGGCGACGCCCCAGTTCGGCGTCTCGCTGCTGTTCCAGCCGGTATCTGGATCAGGTTCCATCCAGCCGTGGGGCAAGGACCGCGAGTGCGCTTTGTATCTCGATAGCTCAATCAGGCTTCTTTTCGCCGCCATCGGCGGAACCTACGTTGATCTGAACTCCGACCCAACGGGGATGTCTTATGGCGGGTTATTCGAACTCACGCTGACAAGAGACACGAACAGTCTTTGCACTTTCTATGTCAACGGCAGTGCCATCGCGACGTTTTCCGGGGTCACCGCAACTGCGGCGAGCAACAGCGACACCGACTTTGGGGATTCTCTGGCGGCGAATTTTCTGCGCTGGGCGACGTGGCAGAATGTCTGCCCATCCGCGTCGCAGGTGGCGGAACTCGCCGCCCAGCCGTTCGCGATGCTGCGCCCGGTGGTGCGGCGGCAGTATTATGTCGCGCCGCCGGCGCCTGGCTCGGTCTCCGCGACGGCGGCTGGCGTGGCCGTTGTCAGCGGCACACTGGCGGGCGCGGGCGCGCTGTCCGGCGTTGCCGCGGCGGCTGCCTCGGTGAATGGAACGCTGCGCGGTGCCGCCCCGCTCAGCGGCACAGTCGTGGCGGTGGCAAGTGTCACGGGCGCGCTGGCTGGCCGGGGCGGGCTTGCCGGCACGAGTTCAGCAGCCGCTGCGACCGCGGCGGCGCTGACCGGCACGGGCGGGCTTGCCGGCACGAGTTCAGCAGCCGCTGCGACCGCGGCGGCGCTGACCGGCACGGGCGGGCTGTCCGGTTTGGCGGCGGTCGCCAGCACGTCTTCCGGCACGCTCGGCAGCCCGGTGGCGCTCACGGGCATTGCACCCGGCAGCACAACGACCGCGGCGACACTGACCGGCACTGGTAAAATGGCCGGCACGGCAGTCGGCGCGGGCGCTGCAAGCGGTGCCGCGAATGGCACCGCCGCCCTGGCAGCCAGCGCCGTTGGCAGTGCGTCCAGTTCGGCGGGTTTATCGGGCGTGGGGGTTGTGTCTGGCACGGCCCTGGGTGCGGCCGCCACGACCGGCACACTGAGCAGTCCGGTGGCGCTGACAGGCAGCGCGGTAGCCGTCAGCACCAGCACGGCGAGCGTGATTGGCAACGGCGGCCTCGTGGCTACATCTGCCGGTGCCGGTGTCGCGAACGGCACGGCAAGTGGCCCGGCTGCACTGGCCGCCAGCGCGGCGGCCGGCACAGCCACCATGGCGGCGTTGACAGGCGTGGGCGGCCTGGCAGGGACAGCCGCTTGTGCCGCTGTCAGCAATGGCACCCCGAACGGTGCGGCGGCACTGGCTGGCACCGCGGCCGGCAGCGCAACCACCACACCGACATTGACGGGCGCGGGAACGCTCGCTGGAGCAGCGGCGGCGGCGAGTGCCGCGACCGGTTGGCTGAGTGGTCCAGTCGCCCTGGCCAGCACTGCGTCGGCAGACAGTTCCGCCGCTGGCGCCATGACGGGCACAGGCGCACTCAGCGCCAGCAGCGTCGCGGCCGCAGTCGTGGCGACGACAGTATCGGCTACCAGCGCGATTGCCGGATCGGCGGTGGCGACTTCAGCCGTCACGGCGATGCTGCAAGCTGGTGGGACGGCGACGGCCGCGGCCGCGGGCAACGCGTCGACCAGTGCGGCGCTGGCCGGTAGCGGCGGGCTGGCGGGCTTTGTGGTGGCGGCTTCTGGTGCAACCGGTTCACTTGGCAGCCCGGCAACATTGGCCGCCACCGTATCGAGCGACAGCAGCACCGCCGGCACACTGAGCGGTGCGGCGACACTGGCGGGCACCGTGGCGGGCGCCAGCGCCACGACATCGACATTGACAGCGGCCGCGGATGCCCTCGTTGGTGCAGCGGCCGGCGCCGCTGTCGCCGCCGGACTGATCAGCGGTCAGGCGGCCCTGGCTGGCACCACGACAGGCTGCGCTGTCAATTCGGCGAGCCTGACGGGCGCGGCCGCGGCGTCCGGCGCGTCGCCGGCCGAAAGTTCCGTCGCCGGCACGCTGAGCAGTCCGGTGCCGTTGGCCGGCACGGTATCGCCAGAGTCCTGGATCGTTGGCATCCTCGCGGGCCAGGGCGCGCTGAGCGGGACGGTCGCGGCCGATGCGAACGCGACCGGCACACTGACGCCGCTGGCCTCGGGGGTTCTGGCCGGCACGGTGGCCGGCGAGTCCATGACGGCCGGTGCTCTCGGTGGCGCGGGCGTGGCGGCCGGCACGACGGCTGCTGATTCCACTGCCGCCGGCACACTCGGTGGCACGGCCAATCTGGCCAGTGCGGTTGCCGGTGATACGAGTGCCGCCGGCACACTGACGGGCACGGGCGCGCTAAGCGGCACCACCCACGTCCATGCCACTGCCGACGGCGTGTTGAGCGGCACCGGCCTGCTGGCAAGCGAGGTCGCCGCTGATACTCTGGCCACCGGCGCGCTGGGTGCAGCCTATCCGCTGGCCGGCACTGTCGAGGCCGACGCCGACGCGACGGCGTTGTTGAGCGCATCTGCTGAGCTGGCAGGCGATGCCACCACCGATTGCCTGGCCACCGGCTTGCTGGCCGCAACGGGTTCGGTTGCAAGCGCCGCCGCAGCCGACACCACTGTCACCGCGCTATTGAGCGGCAGCGCGGCCCTCGCCGGCTTGGTCGGCACCGATTCCGTCACCGCTGGTGCTCTTAGTAGTGTGGCGATGCTGGCCGGCACGGCGGCCGGCGATTCCACGACGACGGACACGCTGGCGGGCGCGGGTGCGCTGGCTGGATCTGTCGCCGTCGGTTCGAGCGCATCGGGCACAGCCGGCGGCGCGGCGGCGCTGGCGAGCACGGCAGAAGCTGATGCCGTGGTCGCCGGCACGTTGGGTGGTGCCAACATCGTTGCGGGCACTTCCGCCGGCGACTCCACGGCCGCCGGCGTGCTGGCCGGCGTCGGCGCGCTGACCGGCGTCGGCGCGCTGACCGGCATGGTTGCCGCTGATGTTGGCGCGGCCGGCACACTGAATGGCGCCGGCGTACTGAGTGGCACGGCTGTCACCGGTGACAGCGCATCGGCGGCGCTGGCTGGCACGGCGGCGCTGGCCGGCACGGCGGTTGCGGCTTCTGTCGCGGCCGCAACACCCGGAGGGGTGGTTCCGCTCGCCGCGACGGCCGCCGCCGGCGCGACCGCAATCGGTCTGCTGAGCGGCACCGGATCGCTGGCGAGCACGCTCATCGCCTCTTCCACGACGGCTGCCGCGCTCGCCGGATCGGGGGTGCTGGCAGGCGCGGCCGCCGCGGATTGCATCACCGCCGGTGCCTTGAACGGGGCTGCGGCGTTGACCGTCGCGGTTTCTGGCGCTGCCGGTGTCGCCGGCACGCCGGGCGGCGCGGGCGCGTTGGCGGGTGCGGCCGCCAGTGCCGGCGCCACCGCCACGACATTGATGGCCGCGGGCGCACTGGCTGGCACGGCCGCGGCCGCGGCCAGCGTGACCGGCGCAATAGGCGAACTGGCGACGGTCGTCGGCAGCGCGGCAGGGAGTGCGGCCGTCGCCGGCACACTGACGGGGCTCATTGGACTTATCGGCACGGCAGCTTGCGCCAGTGCCGCAAGTGGAACGGCAGGCGGTGCCGGCGTGCTGGCGGCTGCCGCGATGGGCAACGTCGCCAGCACTGCGGTCATCGCGGGTGCTGGTGCGCTGGCCGGCAACGCAGCGGCAGTGAGCACTGTGTCCGGCGCGGCGAGCAGCTATTCACCGCTCGTTGGCACTGTCTCGGCCAACGCCACCGTTGCCGGCACACTGCTTGGTGCGGCTGCGTTGACTGCGCATGCCGCGGCGACCGGCAGCAGCGCGGCTATCCTGGCGGATGCAGGTGCGTTGGCCGGCAGCGCAGCCGCGAACACGGCCGCAGCCGGCACACTGCTCGGTTCGGCTGCGCTCGTCGCCAGTGCTGCCGGTAACGCCATCGGCAGGGGGACGTTCACGGACGCTGGCTCGCTGGCTGGGATCGCACAGGCGGCAGGTGCCGCGACCGGCACGCTTACCGGCGCGGTCGGGCTGGCCGGCAGCGCGGCCGCCGCCACGGCCTGCAACGGAACTCTGACAGGCCAGTACCCCCTGACAGCCTCATCCGTCGCCACGGCATTCGCCGCCGGGACGTTGCTAGGTTTCGGACCGATCGCCGGACTGGCGTTGGCAGAGTCCACTGTGGCGGGCGGCGTGGCCGGCTCGGGCGCGCTGTCTGGCGCCGCCACGGCAACCGGCACGACCGAATACAAGCCGCCAATTCTGCCTTCCGCCGCCCGCACCGTCATCGGCAACGCATCCAGCCGCAGCATTCAGGGGTTTGCGTCATGAATTACGGGGTGTTTGCTCTTGGGCCGACGCTGACCTGGCCAGTGAAAGAGCCGGATGCGTATCTGGATTACTCTTATGACGCCTCGGATGATGTCGGCAGCGCAGCGATCGGGACAAGTTCGGTCAGCACGGATGCGATCGGCACGTTTTCGGTGAGCATTGCGCCGTCGGGCGCGGGCGAACTGGTCGCAGACAACCTCTCGATCAGCGGCTCGGTCATCACGCTGTGGCTGGCGGGCGGCGTCGCTGGCCGGGACTACGTCGTGAAGATCGACGGCACGTGTCAATCGGGACGGGTGTTCTCGTGGTGCATCGGTCTCGCGATGGACCCGCTGCTCGCCCGCTACCCGCTGGCGGTGCCGCCATCGGCCGGGTTCGGTGCGCCGGTGAGCTGGCCATGAGCGAAGGCGCCGATCAGAGACAGCCACAGAGCGAGCGTGTCGCCGACCTCGTCGACCGGCGCATCGCCAGCCTTGTCGCGGATCTGAAGGTGTACTTTGAGCAGCAACTGAAATCAGACCGCGATATGGCGGATCTGAGATGGAGCGGCTGGGAGAAGCTCGATGCCGCCGCGCTGCGGCTGATTGACGCGCGGATCAACGGGCTGGAACGGAACCTCGATATCCAGACGCAGGCGACCGACCGGCGGCTGACCAGCGTCGATCACGAGCACGGCAGGCTGGCCGAGGTGACCAAATCCTACGTGCTGATCGCCGTCTACGACAAAGACATGGAGCGTCTCTACAACGAAAAGACGGCGCAGAACAACGCGGCGCGCGATGCACGCATCCATGCCGAAGCGGCCGCGGCCACCAACCGGAGAACGCTGACCATGGGCATTATTGGTTTCATCATCAGCATCATGATCGCGGTCGTTTCGGTCGGTCTGCATTTCGCACCAGGCCATGGCTGAACCGATGCCACGAAACGAACACATCCGCCGGCTCGCGGACGAAGCCTGGATGTCGATGCGCCAGCACGACATTGCGCCGACGCCGCGCAACTATGAGGTCTGGCTGGCCTTCTGCGGCAACGACAAGCCGCCGCTGACCGAGAGGCTGAATGCGATGCTCAAATCCGGCCATCCATTG